GTTTTGTATTCGCCTACCCAGTTCCATGCGGAGATCTCTTATAATTATAATTATGAGAGATACCAAGTTGCGCATGCGCAACTACTTGGCCTCCTTGATGCTCTTGGGGTTAACATTAATCCCAGGATCATTTGGGCTGCCATTCCGTGGTCGTTTGTTATTGATTGGGTCATCAACGTAGGTCGATGGCTTGATCAATTCAAACAACTCAACATGGAACCGCGGATAAACATACTGAGCTACCTATGGACCGTAAAGCGCTCGAGGCGAGTAGTGATTGGAAGATTCCAACCAGTACAAGCCAGTAAGAGCACTGAAGGGCCACGGATAGCTGCCTCGACTACCTTCGAAACGTCTTACAGACGCCAAGTTGGTTTGCCGAGTACGAGCTCGATCACATCGAGCGGGCTAGACTTAACTGAGTTTAGTCTAGGTGCCGCCTTAGTGCTATCACGAGGTAGACACCGCAAACGCAAAAGGTAAGCTGCATAGCTTGCCCATCACGTGAGTGATGTTTCGTAATAACTACATATGCTGAGTAATACACTCAACACGAACGAGATCAAGGACAAAGCAGGGGCCGAAGTTGAATTCGCCCGCCTGCAAAGCAACGACCGGTCTACGGTGTACTCCCAAATTACGGAGTCACCGAACCTTCCCCACCGCCTGACGATTTCTCATCAGGAGATTGGTGAAGGCTTGAAGAAGCGGCGTCGCAGTCTCATCCGATTCGACAAAACGTCGATGTCGGGTGTTGATGCTACGCTGCCAATCACGACCTCGGCCTATATTGTGCTGGATCACCCAGTGGGTGCTTCAGCCAATAACGACCAGGCTGCCAATGTCATCGCTGAGCTTATGTCTTTCTGCGCCACAACTGGCGCAGGAACGACAGTGCTCTTCGATGGCACTGGGAACGGTGCTGCGACTCTCTTGAACGGCCAGCTTTAGGCTGGACGTCAATCGAGCCATCCAATTCGTAGAGATTGGTTAAGACGTGTCGCGTATTATTTATATAAATAATACGCTTCACAATCTTAACCCCGCTCTCCGAGTTCTCGGTAGTCAGGGTTATCATAACCTATGCAAATAAGGTGATGAGGTCTCCGTTGATCGTCTTGGAAATGCGGGTCTTAGGCGGAAGCCTAAGTTCCACGCATCCAGTGACGTACGGAGTCCCCGCATCTACGTGCAGAGTGTATGTTGGCCCATTCATGTCTTCCGGAAGTGCACAATGGATTACCGGCGAATGTCGGATTCCGTTGGGCACTGACGGTTGCATGGATGCACTTATTAACTTTTGAAGTTTATTCTTCATTTGTTGATGTGTGTTTGGTTATCGAGTTCGTTCATGCTGTGGACCTCCGGCGAAAGCCGAAGTTCACAGTGAGAACTCTGTGTTGAGTGCGTGAAAGGCTCTAGGAGGAATACCTTATGGTACCCACCAATAGCCTAGAAGATAGTTATACTATCATCGCCGCGCTCATACAGAGCGTTCCTCACGTTTCTGGCATGGCAATTAGCCCTCGTAGTATCAACCTTACCTGTAAAAAGGTCAGGAAGAGACTACATGCGGAAGGTATGGGTTTTCTAACGAAAACCTTGCCACGTCTGGGTAAGGCCTTTGATAAGGTTCTTACATGTAGTGCAAAACTGAACGCAGCCGAATTGGGGTTTAAACCTCAAGACGGTTGTGAGTATCCGAAACTTTTCGGAGAACTCTTCAGTCAAGTACTATGTCCAGACGGCGGACTCCTTCCGAGCCCGAACGTACAGTGCGTCTCAGTATTAAGACAACTCTTATTTGTGTTTTACAAGTACGAGTTGCCCTATACCGATGAACAAGAACAGATCGTTCTCGAACGGTTTGAAGAAACTGAACGAGAACTTGCGACACGTAAAGCCTTCTTCCAGAAATTGGAAGAAGACCTTATTGTTAGGAATAGTTACAGGCGTCGTCCCATTATTGGGAACGATCCCGTCGCTATTGCACGCGAGGCGAGGATCCTCCTTTCAGAGGTCTTCGCCACCTTCGACCCCACAGACATTACGCCACGGCATGGGCCGGGAGCGGTTGCCACAAAGCAACGGCTCTGGGCCAAATACCAATGGTCTAATGTTGCGGAACGGATCACAGACAAATACCCCCTTGATGCATACTTCTATGCATCACCAGGGCATGTCTGCGATGCTTATAGATCCTTCGCGGATCTTAAACAGGAGAGTCTTCCAGCACGGGTTTGTCTCGTGCCTAAAGATTCTCGCGGTCCTCGCCTTATCAGTGCTGAGCCTGTTGATTATCAATGGGTGCAGCAGGGATTGGGCAGGGCGATTGTCGATCATGTGGAACGACATTGGACTACAAGGTTCAATGTACACTTCACGGACCAACATCCCAACCAACTGGGTGCCTTACTTGGCTCCAGTCAGGGAAAATACTCGACCTTAGACCTCAACGAGGCCTCCGATCGTGTATCTATTGGTTTAGTTCGCCTACTGTTTCCTCCTCATATATATGAGTACTTGGACGCATGTAGGAGTTTGTCGACGGTGTTACCTAACGGTAAGGAATTAAAGCTTGAAAAGTTTGCACCAATGGGAAGCAGTTTATGCTTTCCTATATTGGCGCTCACAATTTGGGCGATCCTTACTGCGGGTGCACCAGACGCAGATACTCGTGAGAGTATCTTAGTGTATGGAGACGATGTGATAGTTCCAACCGCTCACGCGGCGAACGCTATCGAACAACTAGAGTCTTTTGGTTTAAAAGTAAACCGAGACAAAAGTTGCACCACTGGACTCTTTAGAGAGTCATGTGGCACAGACGCCTTCCAAGGTGTCGACGTCACGCCTGTCCGGTTAAGGACAGTGTGGTCATCGGCTCGCAGCCCCGATGTTTATTGTAGTTGGATCGCTTATGCGAATGCCTTCTATGATAAACAGTACTTCCCCGTCTACGACTTGATCGTAGAACGTTTGCATCGTTTGTACGGTGCAATACCTGGCGACGACATGTCTTTGATGTGTCCTAGCCTGAGGTTCGTACCAGTTGAATGGCGACCAACACGCCGACGTTATCGCAAGAGTCTGCAAAGACTCGAGTATAACGTTTGGGACGTTAGGTCTCCGTCAATTAATAAGTACATGGACGGTTGGTCTATGTTGCTTCGATATTTTATCGAACACCACACTCCACCTGAGTCATGTACTGACGGTTACCATCATTGGAATGAGACTGATCATTTGCATGATCAGAATTTATTCCAAGTCGGTTCATACACGAGCCGCCAAACTAGCATGCTAGTTCGGCGGTGGCGATGATTGTGGAGAGAAAAGGAATTTTCTCTCCGGC